TGCTGACCTTGCTCTAATGCTGCCTGTTGAGCCGCTTCTGCTTCTTGAGCCATCTCAGCCATTAACTGCTGCTCAATCTCTACGGTCATTGGTGCATAATATCGGTCAACATTCTTAAACCCACTCAAGGCCAATGTGTCTGCTAACGTGTTACGCATCTGTGTCATGCTAACTAAGCCGTTCTTAGGCCCGTAGGTCTGCCAAATCTGCTGTTGAGTCTGGAACGTCTGCATTAACGCTGCTGCTTTAGCATCCTCCTGACCAGTGCCTAACCCGACATTGATTTCCATGTCCATGCTGGAATCCCACACTGATGGGTCAACACCCACAAATTGCCCGTTCAGACGCATCATTTGCTCGTCTGGGGAGTTTTGTATCGCAACGTGTAGCATTAGCTGGAATAGCTTCTTTGCGCCTTCAGCAAGGTTTCTCGCCATTACCTCGACCTGTCCAGCACCAGCTTGTGCAGTAAGTGCAGCAGCAGTGGCAGATGTATTCTGTAGCATATCAGCGTTAACGCCCATAGACATTTTACTAATACCTGTCTTCTCTTCAACCAGCATATCAAGATACTGCAATGCTGGTAGTGTAGAGCCTGCAACAAAGGGAACCGTTAGTGGGTTAACAGAGCCAATCTGCTCACTACGAATAATTGCACCCACTTCGTTATTAAGTACGTCATCCATCTCCACCATCATTTCCATTACTTCTAGTCGTGGTGAGTTGGTTAGGGCTACGTTGTCTAAAATGCCGCGTAGTACGCTGGTGGTGGTGTCTTGGTCATGTAATACCAATTCAGCCAAAGAGCGTCCATAGAAGGCGTGTGGCTCTGGGTCAACTTGGAAGTCAGCAAACGGGGCTTTGTCCCACGGCTCCATTTCTAATACTTCGTAATCAGTGCCACCGCAAAGGAACTTGTGTAATGTTGGTACGCCATCACCCTCTGCGTCTAAACGCATATAAGCCTCTGTGACCAACACTAGACGCATTGACGGGTCATTATCCACATCCTCATCGTCTTGAATTGATTCACCAAAACGCTGTATCTTTTCTACGCCACCAATCAACGTATCTTCATCTGTACCTGACAGATTATCAACTACATCTTGGTCAATACCCATAGCCACAAGATCGCCTGCGCGTTTCTCGCTTCTGTGACAGCAGATGTAAGCATCGTCAATGGATTTAGCCGAACCATCAATGAAAAATTCCTCTGGTGGGATGCCTTCGATGACCATCTCACCTTCTTCATACTTATGAGAAATGACCATGCTGTGGCTGTTTCGCTCAACGTCTAAGCCAAACTCATCCATCTCCATCTCAATCTCTTGTCGATGTTCTACAACTTCAACACCGTCTTTTGATACTAAAACCTGTACTTCTTCATCACTTAAATTTTCATAGGTGTACGATTTAGCGATTGTCTCAGTATTCCACCAGACTTTAACCAGACCGACCTTCTTAACTAGGGAGTCATGGATAGCATTGCTAAGTACGTTGTAGCCACCAGCCTTGTTAAATACCCAATGGCAGTAAGCCGTTGCTTGTTCAGCACTTTGAACGTCCTCTGGGCCTTTAGGCGTAAACTCCACAAACTTGTTGTTAGACATAAAGATTCGCATCAGGCTTGGTTTAGCACCACGCACCACATCACGCACTTTTGTAGATACAACTCGTGAGCGACCTTCTTCATGCTCTAGGTCTACGTTGCCATCAAAGTAACTCTGAGCGCGTTCACGCTGGCCTGCAATGTCACTGTCAACGTAGTCAATAGCACTTTGAATCGCGTCTTTAATTGCGCTTTGAATATCTTGCTCTGTCATTTGTGGCATTACTATTCCCCGTTAATCCTTGTCTGCGCTAACTCTGAACCAGCGGCTATTGTAGCAAATCCTGACCGCTGAAGCAGTAAATCACTAACGGCTTGTAATTCGGCATTACTTACTTGTTCTGCTTTTGATGCTCTTATTATAACCTTTAATGCTGTTCTAGCCTCTTTGCCTTTCATCTGGGTTAATACTTTTGCTATATCAGTGTATATCTCTTTTCGTGCCATAACGCTAAGTTGGTCAGTTTCGCCTGTTATTTTCTGAACAACCTTTTGACTTGCCTGTGCTGGCTCTAACCTTAGAAGATGAGCAAACGCGCCAATATCAGTCATGTCATCGACCATTTCTTTTTGCGTTATTCTAATGCTAGTTTTTGAATTCATTGCAACAGCCGCCCTTAACGCTAAAGACATTTGTGCTTGATCTAAGTCTTTAAATAATTGTTTAGCTTCTGGCGCACTTAAAAGTGATTTTATTTTGTCACGAGAATTTTTAGACGATAGCTGAGTAAAAACTGTTCGCAGTGTATTTATGTCAATGTCAGGGGAGGCAATAGTTGCTTTAACATTGTTTATTAAATCATCAACAGCACTTCTTACTCCAAGTTTTGCGTATTGTTTTTCAACAGCATCAGCACCTTTTAATGACCTAACAACGTCCCTTGCAGAAGTTTTAGGGCTTAACATACTTAAACCAATCTCTAACGCATTATCTAAACTAATCTTATCACCGCCCAACTCAACTGCTTTTCTATACTCAGGCGAGGCATTCTTTAAGCTATCTGACAATTGGCGATACCATTGCACCGCATCCAAAGCGTCTGCTGTTGGTCTACCAAAGGCATCAACTTCTTTAAATGCTACCGCACCAATCATTTGCTTGATTTGATCTAGCTGGCGTAGGTTTGGCATTTCTCTAAACGTAACACTTCCATCGTCAGCAATATCAGCCATTATCTGTTGAGGTTTAGGCTGTCCTGATTTCAAAGCATCAAGGTTCATTTGATCGTTGGCTTTTTCTATTGCCTTACCTTTAAACCGTTTTGGTATATTGTTAAATACATTTTCTATCTGCATACCTGCCTGAGAACTATAGTCTATAGGCGTGTTGTAGGCTAGATCGTATGCCTCTTGCCTTTGAACTTTTGTAGATAAAGCAATGTTTTCTGCCATGTCTAAGGCATCTGCTGCTTGATCGTCTACTTTAGGTAACGCCCCCAGAGCATCATCCATAGAAGTTGATAGTGCTGCACCTTGCCTAGCTGCCCGACCTGTAACCTCTTCAGCCGTTATTTGAGAGGCTCTACCACCTGTCGCTGCTGAAGCGTCTAGTAATGCCTGTGCTGCAAAACCAGAGTCAGCCACCATACCTTCTTCACCTGCGTTAAAGATATTTTGAAGCGCAGTTTTAACGTCTGTCCCAGCATCCCGAAATGTAGCTGATAATACTTGAGCAGATGGAACTGATATCTTTAAAGATGCAGCTATTTGCTCTGCGCCTACATTTCTAAATGATGACTTTAGGTTTTCATAACCTTTAATTAAGGCTGGAGGCAATAAACCACCAGCAAAACCACCAGCACCGCCTATGGCTCCACCTTCTATTGCCCCCTCTAAACGCCCACCTTCACCGCCTCTACCAGCACCACTTACTGCGCCTTCTACTAAACCAAGTAAACCACCTGTGCCTGATACAGCCGCTATCTTCTGGAATGTAGGAAGTTTAGATAACCAGCTAACAAATGAAGCTGGAGCAGCCAATGGCGCTGCAATAATTGATGGAATTACAGCACCACTAACTTGCAGAGCAGTGCTTTCAATAGGGTCTTGAGATTGCTTGGCTTCTGATAAGGCTTTTCTTTTTGCTTCAAGCTCTGGCGATACTGCGCTTGCTATATCTTGCAGCCAGCCACCAACAAATGGTATACCCTCTGCTTGCTTTAATGCCCTAGCAGTCAAAGGTGCTTGCTGTAGATAGTCACGCTCTTTTAGATTCTGCATCCAATCTGCTGATGGTTCGGTTTGCGCTGCCGCTTGAGATTTAACTTGCCCTAACGCATAATTATATACTTCTAAATCAGTTAGATCATTGTCAGAGGTAACTTCAAAAGTACCTTGATTGGGTATTTCTACTTGATAAGTTGGCATTATGGCCCCACCTTCTTTACTGTAACTCCAGACGGCATACCGCTGCTGCTCCCCACCGATGAAGGGTTATAACCAGTAGGGAATGTGGTGTCCTGACCTGATTTTGTCCATAGACCTAACTCTTTGGTTTTTCTGTTTGCTCTTTTTTGGGCTATGACTGCTGGCTTATCACCTACCTGTGGGAAATACTGAGTCTTAGCACTTTCAAATTCAGCAGGGCCAATAGCAGCACCAGATTCA